TCATTTGTGGGCGATGAGCGCGACGTAGCCGCCGCTCTGATAGCCGGGGACGACGTCCTCCACGCTCTCGTTGGTGTACATAGGGTTCTTCAAGAGCGTCTGGTAGAAGTCAAAATCGTGGAAGCCGAGCGATTTGAGCGCGTCGACCTTTTCCTCGGTCGAGTGCCACACGCCCGCGCAGCACAGCTCGAGCGGATACGGCAGTTTGGGCATGACACCGCGCAGGGACGGGTGGTCGAACGTGCCAACGGCCTTGGCGAGAAGGTACATGAAGCCGAATGCGCTCTCCTTGGGCACATCCAGCGAAATGAACTTGCCGTTCGGCTTGAGCGCCTTTTTGCACACGTTGAACGCGCGCGTCAGGTCCTCCATATAGCTGGAGCTGCCGTTCAAATAGATGATGTCGTAGGCGTTCTCCTCAAGCTCGACCTCCTCGATCGCGCCGAAGGCGATGACGTTGATACCGCGCTTCTGCGCGATCGCGCCCATGTCGCGCGAGGGCTCAACGCCCTCGATGTTCTTGCAGTCGATCATACTCTCGAACAGGCCGCTGCCGCAGCCGACGGAGAGCACGCGCTTCCCCGAAATATCGCCGATCGCCTTTTCAAACAGGCGGAATTCGCTCTGGAACACGTTTTCGTTTTCCATAAACCAGGCGTCGTACTGCGCCGCGTAGCCGTCAAATTTGGGTTTCATCGTCAAGTAATCCTTTCTGTTTTGTCAATTTTCAAGGTCCCGCCCGCCGTTTCCGCTTCCCTATTATCCTGTGCCGCAGGACGCGGGAAAACAGGCCGGGCCTGTGCCTTTTTGATGAATCATAGCACAATCAGCTCACTACCGCAACGGTATGTTTGCGGTAAATATCCATCACCTTTCGCCCGCGTACACGGCAGTTATAGAGTTCGTGTCACCCAATAGATTGAATCGGCAATGAGAAAAAGATGGATTCCGGTTGCAATTCACAGATGGGAGGAATGCATATGGAAGGCTTCATTACAAATGTTCTCAATTTATAAAGGGTACGATAAAGGGTAAAAGGCGTTTCAGGGCAGCAAAAAAGCCTTGAAACCACAATGGTTTCAAGGCTTTTCTCTGGTGCGCGGTACAGGACTCGAAAGAGGTTCTTTATATTCGCTTTCTTTTCGCAGTCTCCGTGTTGCTTGATATTTCTTAATTTTCTTCATTTTGTATTTCATGTCATTTGACGATTTTTGTTTTTTTCTGTCATTTCGTGGAACAAACGTGGAACAAAAAGCGCCCGAAATTACTACCTTTTTCTGTCTCAGAAGCGAGGCACAAATTGGTAGCGATTCGGGCGCTTTATACTGTCCCCATTATAGGAGTGCAGATTTAGGTAGTAACAAGTCAGCTTTTGCTGTCTGGGTGTTTTGTGCTTAGACAGTCAGCGCATCGTCGCAAGCTTGCGAATCAAGTCGTCGCCGTACTGATACGCCGAGAGGTAATCCATCGTGCCGTCCGTCAGGCCCGCGCGCTTTTGCAGCTGTGTGCGGTAGTCCGGCCCCGCAATCTTGCCGTGGAACTCACTTTCCCACTTGCTCGCATTTTCTTTGCCTGCCCAGTACGCCGGGCAGAGCTTACCGGTCACATCGAAATGGCGGATGACGTTGCTCGCGGGAATGTTGTACTTCTTCATCAGCATCTTGGTCAGCTCGATCGCGCTTGCCACGGTCTTAGAACCCGGCGCGTACACGCCGTTCTTGACCGCATCACACAGCTCAATGCTGATGCTGTTGGCGTTCTTGCACTTGCCGTACATCGTCCCGCCGCCGGTCTGCGCGCAGCTCGGATACTTGTTGCCGCCGACCGCCCACGCGATGCGCAGGTCGTCCACGCTCTGTACGATCTCCTTATCGTCGACGAAGTAGTGCGCGCTGGTCTTCACGACGTTGCCCGCGTAATACTTGGCGTTGTTCATCGCCGTGTCGCCGTCGTTGCCCGTGTAGTGGATGACGATGTAGCGGATGCCGCTCGCCGCGCGCGTGCCGCCGACGTTCCCCGCGTTAGCGGGATATTTGCGGATGTCCATTGCCTTACGCCACCTTGTCGATCACGTCCTGCGTCTTCTGGCTCTGCGTGCCAAAGTAAAACGCGATGATCGAACTGTAGATCAGCATAAGCTGCTCGCCCGTGATCTTGTCAACGACAAAGCCGTAGATCACCGCGCCGGTTGCGGCGATCGTCACAATGCTCTTCACGCTGCACAGGTTCGCCAGTCTCTTTTTCAGCAAATCGTTATTCATAGTGTTGTATCGTCCTTTCCGAAAATCTTAATGCCTGCCACCACGACAAGCTCCGTCGTCCATGCCTTGAACCAGCGTTCCGTCAGTACGTCCGGCGGCGGCACGCCGAGCGCCGTCATGGTGAGCGAGGCGACGGTGTACCACGTCAGGCTGACGATAGCGATGGATATGTACCTGTCCCGCTTTTTCATCTTGCCCCAGTGCTCCCGCGCCGCTGTCCACGCCTTTCTCACGTCCTGACCTCCCACTCGTCGATCTCGGACTTGATCTTGTCAATGAAGCTGTTGCCGCCCAACGCCTTATAGCCTCTGTAGAGGTACAAAAAGTCCTCAAGCTCATATTGCCGGATGAATTTGTCCTCTCTGTGCCGGTAGTATGTATGCAGCATATCGTGCCGAAGCTGGCACTTGAGCGCGTCGGTCAGCTTGTCCAGCCCGAGCAGCTTGTGCCGCACGGGCTTGATGAGCAGCGCCGCCGCCCCGATGATGATCGTTATCTCGGAGCACAGCGCCGCGATGCTTGCCAAATCTGTCATTCGTTCCCCTCCGTCATTTTGTTATCGCCCACAGTCCGACCGCGTGCCACAGGCACACCGCACCGTACACGCCCGCGCAGATACGCAGCCCCCGCCGCGCCTCTTGCGTCCCCCGCGTATTAAGCCACAATGCCAGCAGTGGCACGACTGCGCCCTTGTACCACATCATCGTGACGACACTCCGCAGCAGAGGATTCAGTTCCACGCAGCCGCGCCGCAGCGCCAGCAGGGTGCAGATAAGGTCGATCCAGTTCAGCCCAATCACCGTAAATGCCATAGTATCTCTCATATTGTTAGGCGCGGGTACCGCTGATGATCTTACGGATCTGGCGCTCGCTGAGACGGAACTGGGTCGCAAGGCTGCGATAGTTGTAACCATTGAACATGGCGCGGATATCCCGATCACGGGAATTGCGTTCCAGCGATTCCCACTTAGGAACATAGATCGTTTGTCCGCCGCACAACAACGTCAGGTGCATGAACGCCTCCATGCCGACGGCGTCCACGATGTCGCGGTACTCCTCCGGAATATCATCCCGGCGCACTTTCCTGAGATCGATTTGCGTCATTTTAGGTACCTCCTGTCTTCACCCCATACCGCTCAAACATTGCGCGGATGGCGTCCGCGATCGCCGTCAGCGCTCAGGGTATGGCCTCGATGAGCGCCACCACCACCGCCGCTGCGGCGGAAATCAACGCCGCCGTCATGCGCTCACCGCCGTGAAATACTGTCCTGCCAGCTCGTGCGGCAAATACTGCAAGACGATCTTCCCGCCCGCGGCCTCGCCGATACGCTCGCACTTGTACGTCTTGCCGTCCTCGCTGTCGAGGTAGTATTTACCATATTCGTACTCCATGCCGCGGCTTGCGGGGATGGGGTCATCCTGCGTGCCCGCGTGGGCAACGTCGATTACGACCCAAAGATCAGGCGTTGCGCTCGGCTTCCATCTCTCCTGCGAGGTGTGCGCCTTCCGGCACTTGTAGAGCTTGCCGCCGTCGCTTACGCGGTTGCCCACAATGTAGCTGACGGGGTATGCCCACTTCGGGAACATCTCAACGGCCTTTGCTGCGTCGCTGTCCGGCAGGCTTTCGCTGGCCTGCTCGATATAGGGCCTCAGCGCGCGTGCGCGCTCAGTGTAGCTTTTTCCACTCATAATAGGAATCGACTCCTTTCAAAATCTTCTTTCGTGCATAAGTGATCAGCTTTGACAACAGATTTAACACCGATGTGGCGCGCTGTGCTGCCGCGTCTTGCAGAGCGCGGAGCAGTCTGCTGTCATTGACTTTACGAATTCTTCGTTGTGCCCATATCGGTTCGTTCCATATTTCCCTATGGCGCAAGTTCCTCTTTTCCATGTTTTCTGGGAACCTCCGTTTCGCATAGGCGTGCTTTGCAGCATCTTTTGCCCGCTGAGGCACGAGTTGTTCGATATCCGGCTGTTGATATATCTCATATAGCATGGGTTCAAGGTCTTCAACACCGCAGAGCATCAAGTCCTCATTATCGTTATATTTTTCGCGGATCCTTTTTACTGCGCGGTGGATTCCATTGCATACGGAAACGTGGCTCTTATCGAGCAATTCGCCGATATCCCGCAGGCTTAACCATTCCCCGTAGTAAAGATATAAGTAAACGGCTTGCGTTTCGGTCAGGGAAGAAAGAATGTCCTCGGCCACTTCTCTTGAAGAAAAATCAATAACGCCCCGAGCTTCTGCGCGCTCTTCGTTGCGCATGGCTCCTTCGATTTCGTTGATCGTCTTCTTTGCGCGCTTTAGAGTTCTCGACACTGTGGTCTTATCCACCCCCGTTGCTTCTGCAATTTCCCGAATCGATTTCCCCTGCAAAAACAAATCAAGCATTTCCTGCTGCCGAGGCGAGCAGGCGGCTTTTCCGCGCTTGAGGCATCGCATCAGGCGGGCTTTTTTGCCTTCGTCATCCGGATCAATGTCAAGGTCCGTCCAACGCACCGTATTCCCGAAAATATCGGCAACAGCACCGTCTTTAGCTTCGCCGCGGCAAGCGTTTTCGGATTCAAGGACGCCTTCCATATAAAGAGCGATCCTGCGCTGCTTGGGGGCCTTCCGCCGCTTGTCCTTCGGCGGTCGGGCAGCCTCCATACGCAGCAGGGCTTCTTCATACATTGCCTCAAGAATGCCATAGCGTTTTTTCTGCTTGGCGAGCTCTTCCGGATCGACGATGTCCTTTAACTGCGATTTGACGAGCTCTTTTCTATCCCATAGCTGCTTGCGCTCCTGATCGGCCTGCTCGTAGGCGGTCATCCTATCACATCCCCGTTAGTCGGCCTCGCCGAGCAGGATCTTCGCCGCCTGCTCGGCGTCTGCCATTTCCGCAATTTTGCTGTCTTTCTGCGCGATCTGCTGCGCCTTTTCCGCAATCAGGGCGTTTTTCTCGGAAAGCTCACTGTCCTTGGCCTCGGATGCCGCCGTCAGCTCGGCAATCTGCGCCTGATAGAGCGTCACATCGCCCCAGTACTGTTTGTCGACCTCGATCGTCACCTCAAAGCTGTCGTAGCACTTGATGTACTGAATATCTTTGACAACGAAGGAATATCCTTCAGGAAGACTGCAGGGAGGATAGTTCGCATCCAGTGTCTTCACAGTGACATGAGACCAGTCGATTTTCTCAATTTCCTCCAAGGTATTTTCTTCAAAGCAGCGTTCGAAGAGGAAACTATACCCCTTATTAAAGTCGACGCGGCGCTCGCCGCTCGTGCGGTGCCCATTCACACTGTAATTGGCACCAAACTGTCCCTGACTTCTCATATTGCACTCCTTTACTGTTTCATCCCGACGATGGGCACGGACTCTTCCAACCGTTCCCATGTCATGTTCATATTCTCGAGCTTTGCCCACGTCATGTTGACTGCCTCAAACCGTTCCCACGTCAGGCCGGCAATGATAAAGCGCAGATGCGCCGGACTGATAAGATTGACGGAATCGGTCAGGCTGCTCAGATCTAACTCAACAAGGTCATCCGTCTCGCCAAGGAATTCCAACGTGAAGCTATAGTCGTCGTTCATGATGACGCGTGCAGCGTAGCCCGTCATCGCTGTGGCCATGTCGCGGACCGTGTCAGCGTTGGTGTTGCCGCCAGCAAGCAGGTGGGCCTTGATCGCATTGCGGCGCGAGGTTTCCGTCGCGTTCGCGGGCGGCGTGATACCGACCTGATACTCCCAGAGCGGCAGGCTCCATGTGGCCGTCTCGATAAAAAACTGCTTTTTGACGTCTTCCACGAGATCTGCCATCTGCTGAGCGGAAAGCCCGAGCGTGTCAAGCAGCGCGGCTGTCTGTGCATTTTTACGATACCGAACAGGTACTTTCTCGCGATTCTCCATGCTCCACCGCCTTAATAGGTCGTTACATCAACAGTGCCGAGCACGGGAATCGTGCCAGAGTTGATGCGCAGCGCCGTCTTTGCTCCATTGACAGTGAATGTGCTGTAATCCGCTACGCCTGCGCACTGCAGAAGGCTTGCGAGAAAACGGCTGTAAGGCACGCTCTGCTCTTCAGCGAATGGCAGAGCTGCCAGCAGTGCGCTGACCGCTGCGGAAAGATCCGCTTTGACCTCGTCGAGACTATGACCATTGACGAGTTTGATCTTGGCAACGATCGGAATCTCAACCTCCGTGACCGAGACCACCGTTACCGTCGCGCCGATTGGGCGCTCTGCCTCAATGTGTTCCGCGCATGCGGTCACGATCGTGTCGTCCAGCGGCTTTTTGTCCGCGCCGGCAATGATGACCTTGACGGTGCCATTGCCGTTCCACAGCGGGATGCAGCGGGCATAGGAGACACCCGTGACCTCCTTTGCCCACATCACGTAGTGGTTGGCGTTGCCGGATGTGATCGGCTCTGTGCGGCGCTCGTGATAGCGTGCCCACAGATCTGCGTCGCTCTCTTCGTCCGCGCCGCCGACGCCGGCGGCCGCGTTGGTCACGCCGTGCACGCCATGGATATTGACCGCCATCTGTGTGACGGTAGCTTCCGGCACGTTGTAATCAGCGCCGATATCTTCGGCGACGCAGAGCACGCTGGCAAGCCCGTCAGCAATGGTGCCCTCTTCCGTCGTCAGAAAGCGCAGCGCGCTTGGTGTGCACACAACAGTCCCCGCGGGGATCTTCGTGCCGTTCACGCCTGAGAAGGTCACCGTCACCTTTGCTTTTGCGCCCGGTTGCCTGGTCATACCGATCTGCGCAGCGTGCAGATCCAGATACCGCCCGCTCTGGGCCCCCGGGAAGAGAATGTCGATAAAACCATTGAGCGTCTGACCGTATTTCCACATGACGTAGGCAGCCTCGCTCAGCAGGATGTTGGCATAGCTGCCCTCGCGGGCATCCACATCGACGCCGGCATTGATCACGCGCCCGAGCATCTCAGACTTGATGCTTTCCGGCGTCATGCTCTCAAAGGGCGATTTTTCCGTCATTGAGTGTTACCTCCCCGTAAATGGTTTTTGCCTTGAAAGACAGGTGCAGCACCGAGCCCTCAAACTTCACATCGATCTGATGAACGGTTTTGATGTATGGATTGATCTCCAGTGCTTCGCGGATACAGCGGATGGCTTCCGACTGCCTGATATCATCGCCATAGGCCTCACCGATCAGAGATTGCAGATCTTGTCCGTAATTATGGGTAAATACGTCGTGCAGATAGCGCGACGTATTGATCGTGTTCCAGACCCATACCAGCACAGCTTCCGCGCCGGTCACTGTCGCGGGGTTCCCACCGTGCCAGATGGGCTCGTCCTCGGTAAAGTCCCAGCGCACTTCACGCGCCAGCGGAAGCTCGGTGCCCAAATCGGACACCGGCGAGCTGATCAAAGGAAAGATGTTCATTCCAGTGTCACCATCCTCTCGATGAGATAATAGGTCTGGCCGTCATCCGAGCGCATGAGCAGCACCTCGTCGTCGACGTTGAGCACGACCCAGCCGAAAACATGCTCCTCCGGCCGGAGAAACACGAACGGACCGATGGCGCTCTGCGTGACCTGCACCAGCTTCTCAGGCAGCAGCGTTTCGACGCCATTTTCTTCACGGTCCTCGATATTTTCCAGAAAATTGGGATACATGGATTCCGCCACGCGGAGATCCTCTTTCTCAAGGTCGATGCCGTCGGCGCGGATCTTGATCGGATCGAGCGATAATATCCTGCCGATCGTGTAGGTCGGGTGCTGCTCCTTGTTGGCGCGCTGCGAAATATGCTGGTTGATTCCGACATAGGGATCGCGGGCGCTTTCGCTCATGTCAATTCACCTCCGGCAGTGCTGCCGGAAACGACATTCCGGCAGTTGAGTGTCAGCTTGCAGTAGTAATTGTCGCGCTTCCAGGTATGGACATCGGCGTCGATCCAGAAGATCCCCTGCAGGCCGGTCTTGTTCTCCCGCACAACGACCGTCTGGCCGGTGATCAGTGAGAGATCCCCAAGGACGTCGACGGTGACCGTCTGCGTCATGACGCCGTCGTCCAAGAGTTTTTGCGCCTCTTTGTCGATATCGACGTCAGAGGAGGCATTTTCGGTCAGATGGCGCTCCATCATGCCGAAGAGCTTTTGCGCATCATCGGTACCCACGCGGCGCTGAAAGCTGCCGTCGGCGTCGTAGATGGCCACGCTGTTGACTATGTTTGTCGCGTCCTCCACCGTCCTGGCGTCCATCAGGTTAGATTCGGCCTTGAGCACGATGCTGCGCTCGCTGACGTCTCGGACGGCCACCAGAAGGCCTTTCGGCGTGTAGGTGATGGCATATTTGTCCTCGGTCTGCTGTGTAGCCAGTGTCCAGGCCGTTTCAAAGATCTTATCCAGTGCGACGCCCGCAAATTTGCGGCTGATCTTCACGCCGGTCGACGGCAGCGACACAATGGGGATCTCATAGTCGGCGCAGACCTGGCGGGTGATACTTTCCGGCGTCGCGTCGCGGAATTTGTAGGTGCCGTCGTTGCGCCGGCAGTAGATTCCGCGGTCGAAGCACGTGAAGCTCATGCTCGTCTCTTCGCTGCCGGCGCTTCTGCGAAGCACGACTCCGTCAAAAATCGGATTGCCGGAGTCGTCCGTCATCATCACGGCGTCGCCCATCTGAGGGACGGGCAGGCCGGTCGACTCACCAAAAACGATCTCGGCGACGAGCTGGCGCACCAGCGTCGACTTATCGCCGCTCCAGGACCAGTTGAGCAGGATATCCGTGATGCGGCGGGTCGACTGGTCATGTGTCAAATAGATCTCCATCAGCCGCCTCCCAGAAGAATATCCTTCGGCGGCAGCTTGATCGTCTGCCCGACGTAGATCAGGTGCGGATTGCTGATGCCGTTATATTTGGCAAGGGCGTTGTAGTAGCTCGCCGTGCCGTCGCCGTAGGTGCGCCGGCAGAGCATGCTGAGCGTGTCTCCGGAGACGACGCGGTGATAGGCGATGTCCTTCGCGGCGTCGCTCTTGCGGCCACTGTTGCCGGTATAGCGCGTCGTGTTGAGCGTTGCGACCTCCTGGGCTTCCAGATCCACGTACTCGCGCAGTGCGATCGTGCAGTAGACGTCGCCCGTGCCGTCCTGCTCCTTTTCGGTCACGCTCTCGATGTACACAAGCGCATTGATATCGCTTTCTGTCACAATGTATCGCACGGGGATCTTTTCAGCTGCCCAGTAGCGCAGCGGCTCCAGATAATAACCGGGGTCAAGGATCGTCCCAGGCTGGTTGAACGGATAGTCCTGAGAGGGCAGCAGACATTCGATCGTGCCGCTGTGTCGGCTGCGATTGCCGGGAAGGTACACGTCGCCGAGCTGCGAAATATTGATGGTCTCAATGTTTTTGCCGGTCGTCCACTCGTAGGAGGCCGGCGTGATCGGCAGCGTCAGCACGTCACCGCTTGCGATAAAGCAAAATTGCATGGCTTTACCCCCTCATATTGGCTGCTTCCAGCTTGCTCAGCAGCGCCTGCGCCACGCGATCGATGTCGGCGTCCTCACGCACCGTCATGCCGTTGATGACGATCTGGATACCGCCGACGCCGTTTTTCTCCTGCCTGGCTTCGCCGGCTGTCAGAACCTTTTCGCCCTCATGCAGCAGGGCAGGAAAGTTATCATAAGGGACGTAGTCGATGCCCATGGCGCGCTGGTGGCCGGAACGGTGTTTCGTATAACCGGAGTTGAAATTGTTCACCGCATCCGCCCAGGCGGAATCCGTTGTCGCCGCGGCGCGGCCCTTGGAAAACTCCTGCCCGAGCGTATAACCGGCATCCCAATAAGAATTGTTGAGCGCCGTATCGTCGCGCACGGATTCAATGAGGCTCAGCTCCTGCGCGAGCTCTTCGTCCTTGCCTTCGTTGGCGTTATATTCGTTCATACCGTCGATTTTCGCCTTCATCAGGATTCGGCCCATCTCGGCGGCATCGCCTTCGGCTTCGGCGGTTTTGTACTCTTCGCTGCCCATGGCGTCGTTCATCGCGTCGCGGATGTACTGTTCTTTGGCATTTTCCAGCGAGGCCTTCCAGGCACCGATCGCGGTGTAGGCCTCCTGCATTTCCTGACCGCTGTCACCGGCGAGCCATTCCTTCTGCGCCTCAAGGCCCTGCATGCGCGTCTGGTTGTAGCCTTCGCCCATGGCGTTGTCGAGCTCCTGTTGCAGGCCCTCAATGGTGGATGTGATGCCGCTGAAGGTCTTGGACTGCGCCTCCATTGACCCTGCAAAGCTGTCCGAGAGCGCGTCCAGAATGATCCTGGCAGCGTCCTGCCCGGCAACTTCGCCCTTGGAGATCATGCTGTACATCGTGCCCTGATCCACGCCGTATGCGTCAGAGAGCATCCCGACCGCGCCGATACCGCGATCATTGAGGATGTTGAGGTATTCGAGCGTCGTCTTGTTGCTGCTCTTCATGCGGCCGATGGCCGTGGCCACGGCGGTCATATCGTTCGTAGACTGGCCGAGCGCCGCGCCCGCGTCGCCGATGGTCTGCAACACCGGCAGGATGCTGTCTGCATCGTAGCCGTAGGTCGCGAGCGTCTTGCTCATGCTTGTCAGGTCGTCATAAAGAAACGGCGTCGAGTTGGCCATGCCGACAAGGTTTGTGAGATAGCTGTCCGCGGTCTCTTTGCTGCCGAACAGCGTCGCGAAGGAGATTTTGTCGGTCTCGCGCCCCGCGGCGATCGAGCTGCCGCTCGTCAGCGACTCGCTCTGCGCGTCCAGCTGCTCCTGCACAGCGTCCTGCACGTAAGACTTGAAGGAGGAATCCTGCGATTCATATCGTTGTGCACTTCCCGATATTGCTCCGGTAATGCCGCCTACTGTGGCACCTGCCAGCACGCCGAGCGGCCCAAATGCTGACCCAGTTATTGCGCCGGAGAGCACAGAGGAGATCATGCTGGATGCAAGGGTACCGGAATCGCTTCCCAAAGCACTGCCGATTTTTGTGTTTAGAGATCCTTGTACTGCGCCGCCAATCATCTGCGCTGCCTGCATAGTGACGAGTGCGTTTGTGATTGACTTGAAGCCGCCGCCTATGCCGCCCGAGCTGTTCATCGACTTGTTGGCCTTCGTGTCAAGGTTTTCGATCTCCTTGCGGGCCTTTTCGGCTTCTTTGCTGACGGAACGGAACTGATAGGATAAATTATCGAAGTTCGCCTGTGCGGCCTCCATCTTGAGGCCATCCATGGCATCCTGCGTCTCATTGAATTTTTTCTTTGCTTCGGTCAGCTCTTTTTTTGCTTTATCGAAGTTCGCATTGAGCGTAGCTTTCTCTTTACTGAGAGAATGCGCTTTGTCCTGAAGTTCACGGAGCTTACTGCCGAGATCGGCGGCGTTCTTCGCAATCGTCTTCATCCCCTCAGAAGACTTGTCTTGCGTCTTGATTACGATTGAGGTTTCTGGCAATTCTTTCACCGCCTTATCATTGACTTTGTCGCGAAAATGCATATAATGAAAGCAAGGAGCGTGATACCTATGACGAAGACATCTATCATCACAATAGCAGTCTCACTTCTGATTGCGGTATTGCTTCCATTTTTCATTTAGAGTTTCAGCCGCCCGAATGGGCGGCTTTATTTTTTACCCCGCGTGACCTTGATGGCTTTGCCGCGCGGCGTGGGGCGGCTGCATGCAGCAGCCTCATAGGAGGACAGCGCCCAGATGAGGTCCTTTTCTCCCTGCGGGCGGTTGTAGTAGTCGCCCGGCAGGATGCCGTGCACGTGAAAAAGGTAGTAGGCAAGCCCCAGCTCCGGATCGCTGCCCTCCGTCAGGCGTTTTTTACCTTTTCGATGGTCGCGCGGCGATAGCCGCTCAGACGTTCAACCTCGCGGCTCAGATCGGCGATTTCGCCGGGCAGCAGCATCGCCTTGAGCGTCTCCGCCGGCGTGATCCCGCCAAATTTGTGCTGCAGCGGCGTGCTCTTCAGGTCGGGGTCGATGCAGCCTGCCAGCAGGATCTGAAGCTCGGCGTCCTGATCGAGACGGCTTATGTCCTGCACACGCCCGTAGGGCAGAGCCTGGAGCGTGAAGATGACCGGCGCGCCGGCTGCCTCGCTCAGGCGCGGGACCTCAAACTTGGCCGTCGGCAGGTTCTTCGCCACATTGATGACCTTTTCGCCCAGCAGCAGATCCAGCACAGACGGCTGCTCTGCGGCGGCGTTCTGATTGACGATGGTATTTTCCATAATTCCCTCCAAATTTGACTATGCGCAGCGCCGCCGGTCTCCCGACGGTGCTGCGCAATATTTTCAGGTGTCCAGCATCTGATAGTCGTTGAATGTGAACGGGGACTCGATCTGCCCGAGCTTGGCGGCCTCCCAGTCCGCAAGCGTCAGGTCGTCAAAGCTGACGCCCATGAGCGCGATGCGCTGGTTGTTCGGGTTATCGGGGTCGTCCAGATTGCTGATGATCGTGTGGCGCAGGTCCTTGCCGGTCTTGAGCGCCTCGCCCTCCAGCTCAATGAGGCGGGAAGTCGCGTTATAGATGCGGATGGAGCCGGTGCCCTTGGTGGATACGAGCTTGCTGTCCTCCATCATGGCGCGGCAACGGGGAACGCTCTCCTTGGTCTTGCTGATCTTAGCCTGGCAGCCGTAGCACTCGGCGACCTGTTCACCGTCGATCCACAGGCTGCCCCATGTGCCGCTACGTACCAGCGCGGCGTCAATAGCTTCACTCATGTGTGTTTCCTCCTATCAGGCTGCAATGACGCTTGGGGAGACCTCGAAAACAATGGCGAAGTCTTCCATGGCGTCCATGATGTTACCGTAGAGCTTCAAAAACACCTTGCTGCCGGTGTTCTCCTTGATGACCTCATTGTCGCTGAGCTTCTTGATGCGCTCCGCCTCGGTGGCATCGTCGCCGGCGGCGGTGATGAGATACTTGCGCGTCGCGTCGGCGTCGAGCACCGCGCCGGACGAGCCGCTCTCCAGCACCTTGGAGTCCTCCAGACTCTTGAGGTAGTCCTGCATCGCCAGCAGCAGGACACATTTGTCATCGTAGGTGTTGGCGCACTTGCCGAAATAGTCGTCCTCGACGCTCGAGACGGCATAGTAGCGGATCAGGTCGATGGCCGCGGTCATCTTGATCTTCTTGAGCGCCTCGGGTTCCGTGTCGCCGATCGTGACCTTGCTGGTCACGGCGCGGCTCAGCTTGCGCACGCGGCCGTCGTCGATGATGAAGAGCTTGCCGGCGTCGACCGCTGCGTCGGGGTTCTCGGTCGCCGTCACGCCGGTCACCTCGCTCAGCTGCGCATAGGTCGCGCTGCACTGCGCGGGGGTACCGGCCAGCATACCCGCAATGCGCGAGCAGTAAGCCGCGGCAGAGAAAGCCGTCTTGCCGCCGGCGGCGATACCGGCAGACACAAAGTTGATGACGCCCTCATAATCCGCCGCAGTGTTGGGCAGTACCGCCTTGCCGATATAGCGCAGCTTGCGGCGCTCCTTGACGAGCGCGGCAAGCGCCGTGGCGTCTTCAGCAGAGATGTCGGGCGGGCCCGCGATGTAGTCATAGGTGTAGGCCGCCAGTGCACCGAAGCCTGCCGCAATCGTTCCGGCCGCCGGCACAACGGAGACGTACACAGCGCTCGGGCGGTTGATGTAGCCCATCAGTGTACGCTTGATGTATGCGATATTGTCCGCGCCGAGCGTCGTCGGGATATCGCTCTCCTGGCAAACGACGTGTACGCCGTTCGCTTTGGCATCGCGCAGGATCAGCGCGACTGCGCCGCGGGAAATGCGGGTGGATACCGTCTCCGCGGCTTTTTTCAGGGTAAAAGTGAGTTCAGGCAGTCCCATACTCATTCGCTCCTTTGATAAATTTCTCCGCCGTTTACCTGCACGGAGATCTGGTAAGAGTCCGCCGCTGGGATCTCCGGTGCGGCCTCTTCATTGCTTTCCATAAATTCAAAATTCAGCAGAATAGCGGCTCTGTCAACGTCCCGCGGCATGCTCTGCAGCTGCGGCAGCAGCCTGCGCGTTCCCACACGCAGGACCTGCATCATAAGCTTCAGGCACGCCGATACATCGTTGTTGAGCCTTGCCCAGCTGATGTCATAGTGCTCGTCGGCCTCATCGTGCAGTGTAAGCCGGATCTGTACATTCCGCTTCGTCATGCGCCGCGTGACCGGCGTGCGGTCGTCGCGCGTGACCTCGAGCCAGAAGGAAGGGCGATCATAGTCCTCCGGGCAGACGTTGATGTAGACGGTGCGCTCAGGCCACTTTTCCAGCAGACGCGCGTTGACGGCGTCCAGAATCTCCGTGCTGTTCATCCGTTCCCCTCCAGGTAGGCCATGGCCTTCTTCTCGATTTCTTGCGCGCCTCTTTCGGCGATCTGCGGCAGCTCAGCGGCTGTCTTGCGGTACATATACTTTCCTTTTACACGATTAGCTTTGAGTTTCTTGCCCATTGCCGGAACATACCGACCTGGCGTTTGCACGTGTCCGCCTTCCAGTGCGTTGGTTACATATCCGGCAGCATAACCTCTTAGTTCGGTTTTTGCCTTGGCGCGGACGGCTGCATAGCCTCTGCCGGAACCGACGTGCCGATCCTGCACATTCGCCACATAGCCCTGACCGCCGATGCGGCGGCGCACCGTGGAGAGCATCTCTCGTCCAGCCTCCTCGAAGAACTCGCTGCGTGCTTTCTTCATGGCCTCCGGATAGCCCTCCAGCTTTTTCTGGATCTCTTTCAGCCCGCTGATCTCAACGCTCTGCATTATGCCTCCCAGCTGCGCTCGATCACGTACTCGTTCTTGTATGGGTCAAGGTCGAGCACCTGACGCACGGTGTATGGCGTTTCGTTCCCCTTCTGCACCAGATCTCCGGCACGCAGCACAATGACCTTCGGAGTCACCAGCACGCGCTGCTGCACCTCCGCGCGGTAGATGTCGTCCGCTTCATTGCGGAAGTATTTCTCCGTCAGGATGCCGGGGAATGTGAAGCTCGGAACGCTCACGGCGACCGGACGATTATAGGTGTCGCGTCCCGTCCGGTCCTGCGGCCGCGCTGTCAGTGTCACGCTCTCACACACCGCCGCCTGAAGTGCCTGTCGGTCACGCCGCTCGGAAAGCTCAATTGACGTCAGAAACAGGAATTTGCCGTTCCAGCGCATGGCTTCGTGCAGTGTGAGCCTGCTGTCCGGGCGAATGGTGATCTTAGCACCGCGCGCTCTCGTACCGGCCGCCGAAAACAGATTATCGTGGATATCTGTCTCCACATACGCTGGGCAAGTCTTGCGGATCGTCCAGGCGTAAGCAGTGCTATCTTCGTCGTGCATGAGCTGAAGAATATCGACCTTCTGGTCGAGGAGCGACGAAAGATTAGTGTTCGTTCCGTATCGCATCTGACTATTCCTCCGCGCTTGGGAGCAGGTTCACGCTGTGCATGTCGAGGATCTGCATAACGGTTGGATTGCGCCCGGTATACTGCATCGTGACCTGACGGTTGTCAATCATCTCGGCCGCCAGGGCCTTCACCGCATAAGCGAGATCTTCCTGCTCTGCGGCCTTGATGTCGAGTCCGGTATAAGCGGCTGCGGCTGCTTTCGCAGCAGCGAGCGCATCCTCGCATTCCTGTTGCTCCAGAACAGAGAGCTCGTCAAACTCGGCCGTGTTGAGGATCTTTCTGGAGAACAGAGCGATATCCGCAGCCATCAGATCACGAGGTCTCATGCATCAGCCCTCCGTCTTATCCTTGGCCCGCTTGGTTTTCTTCGTCTCCGTCTCCGGTTCCTGCGTGGTCTCCATCTCCGGTTCCTGCGTGGTTTCCGTCTCGGAATTCTGCTCATCCGTCTGCTCTGAAGTCTGAACGGGCTCCAGAACTTCCAGATAACCGCACTCCAGGAGGGGAGCCGCGACGCTCTCCGGAACGTCGCGGACATCACCCTTCGCCATGCAGATTTCACCGGCAAAACTCGTGGTCGCTTTTACCTTCATCGCCATGCTCCTTTCTTAGCCGCCAGCCTTCATAGCCAGCACGGCGATTTTCTGCTTGTTTTCCACCTTGGAATCAACCTCCATCCAGCAGATCACGCCTACAGCGTGCTCATCGGCGAACTTTTCGCGCAGGACCTGCACGCTGGGATTTTCGGCGACCTTCACGGCAAGGCCGGCGGGGTCAAGGTACAGCACCGCGCGCTTCCCCGCGGCCATGTCCGGCATGCTCTGAGAGACGTACACATCGTGGCTGAACAGGCTGTAGCCCCATTTGGCGGTGGCATCCTTGTTCAGCAGGTAGTTGCCATCGCCGTCCTTCAGCTTGCGGATGGCGGTGCGGGTCGCACGGCTCATCACCCAGATACAGCCGGGCTGCAGCTTGTCGGGGATGCTCTCCTGCAGGTCGATCAGTTCGTCGGCGGTGATGGCGGTAGCAGCAGCGGCCGTCACGGCGGCAGTGACCTTGGACACGCCCTCGATCTTGCCGTCCGTACCGTTGATCAGCTCGTTCTCAAGCCACTCGGACACAGCCTCGGCCATCTTGCGGATGACATAGGACACGATGTCGAACTTGCTGTTGTTGATCAGGGACATGGAGATCTTGGTCAGAGCACCGGCCAGGAAACCGCCCAGAGAGATGCTGGTGAACTTGCCAGAACTGGAAGTCAGCGCCGTGAACTCGGTGGCGTAAGCCATCGTGATCTTCTGGGTGGATTCGTCATAGCTGGGGATGGTCAGGGTGCCGCCCACGTCGTAATGGGTAGAGAGGTGGTACAGGGGGGAGATCTCCTTGACCATCTCGATAATCTTGTTGGCGATGGAGGTAGGAATGACTGCGCCATTGTCCCCGACGGTCATGTTGGTTGCCGCACGGGTCTCCACATCGGGGGCGATACCGCGGATATAGCACTCAAAGGCGCGGGTTTCCAGCTCCTCTTGGGAACGGGGCTCCTCCTGGCCGCCGGCGGCGCGGCGTTCCATCTGCTGCAGAGCGGCGCCCTGGTCAGCAGCGTCCAGAGTGGTGTCAATGGAACGAACCTCGGCCAGGATTTCGTTGTACCGGGTCTGCTCCTCCTCATTGAAGGCGCGGGTTTCGGTCTCGCAGTTCTTCACCATGTTTTCCAGCTGAGTCATCAGCTCGACACGGCGTTCGGTCAGCTTTTTCAGGTTGAAAGGCATAATCACATTCTCCTTCTCATTTTGTAGATTTCTACGGTCTTCTGGGCGCAGAACATAACGCTCTCATCCCCAGGCGTCAGGGTGGTGGTTTTGGTTTCTGTGGTGCTTTCGGTCTGACGGATGTAATCCACGCCGTCCTCCAACGGCTGATCGGCGCGGAACTCGACAAGGATCTCATCATCGTCGCGGGTCTCAATGCTGGTGGCAATGTAGGCCGGCGTCTTATCCAGGATGGAGACTTCCCTCAGTTCCAGTTCGTCCACGAAGCGGCGGCGGGTGCCTTCTTCATCGGTTTTCCAGTGATCCTTCTGCTTTACAAAACCGAAAGACCAGCCTCGCAGTTCTTTCTGCTCGGCGGCGGCAATGACCTCGCTGTCAGTTACGACAGCGTGGGCCCTCAGCCCGATGTTATCCTCCCGAAGCTCCAGATCTTCGCTGTCGAGGATCTTCTTGTGGTTGAAGCGCAGTTCCACCTTGCTGTCTGCGGCCAGAGCTTTCTTGAATGCCCCAGGCATGATCTGCTCAACATACGGCCCCGTTTTATCGTGCAGCACACGGGAATCGCGGCCCACCACATTGACATAGCCGCCAACAGTCATGCTTTTCTTATCCGCTCGGATCTCTACCTGCAATCGGCTCACCTCCTCCTTTCTGGTCAATTGATGCCCATTCCTTGGTGTTGGGCGTATAGATCATTCTGGATTCCGGATCGTAAATGACCGTATCCAGACCAAGGCGAATGAATTTCAGGCCCAGCGGGTTGCGGCCCTCGTCATAGCGGACCTCATCCAGCTGCATCCAGCCGTTCCGGATGGCCACTTCGTAGGCCTGATACCGGGCGAGCATATCCGTGCCGTCCAGCGCATCCATGTCGATCTCGAAGGCCAGAACACCCTTCTCAGCCTCCAGCAGGCAGAAGCGGTTGATGGCCAGCTGTAGCGCCTTCACCACCGGCGCAATGGCGAACCGTACCGTGTTCTTCAGATCTTCTGCCGTCGCATCCCCTTCCAAGATTGTCGGAGCGATGTTGAAAATACGGTAGATCTCGTGGGCGTTGGTCTGCTTGTTCTCGTTGAGCTGGGTCTCAACGGCGGTTTGGCCAGCATCCTTGAAGTCCACACCGTCATTCAGGATGACCGTGGTTTCCTCCGAATCTGGCCCGTACATCTTCCGCCAGCTGTTCCTGAGCTGATCCAGCACCGTCTGCGAGACTTTTTTGTCCTTTTCGACCTTCAGGAAGCCCTTCTTTGCGCCGGTCTTTACCATGCGGTTCTCATACTTGAGTGCGTTCAGCATGGTTTCCAGCTGGATTGGGCTCTCTGCCACGAGGCCGGAGCCGGTGACGCCGTCCCGGGTGTTCCGCAGTATGCGCATGATCTCGTAGTCACGATAGCTGCGGCCGCCGATAAAAAAACGCGCTGTCTTGAAGATGGGGTCGGCGCCGATCTCTGCGCTGACCTGCATCGGATCCACATAATACAGGCCGTCAATGCGGTTGCTGACCCAGTCCACATAGGTGTAGCCATTGCCGGGGAGCAGATAGTCCCGCACGAGGGTGCATTTCCATTGGAAGGCGTCCAGCAGATCGCCGGTTTCCTCATTCAGGAGCCGCAGGCGGTAATCGTCTGTGACCTCCTCGGACTGCCCACTCTTATTCCGGTAAAGCCTGATGGGCAGGGAGGCCACCGTGCCGGCAATAAAGCCGACGCTACCGCTTACGGCAGGGATATTCAAAACGGACCGCACCGTCACCGCGCTGCCGCCCAGCGCCGCACGGAGGGCTGTATCCAGCTGGGAACTGTCCAGCGTCTGCTCCTGTGAGCGGCGTTCTGTTCTAAACCAATCTAAGAGTCCGATTGTTCTCACCTCGCCTCAAATTACCTGGATGCCCCAGTCCAGCTCGCTGTTGTCCAGCATGGCCTGCTGCATCAGATATACGGCAATGATGGTGGAAACGACCATATCCACCTTGCCGGCAGACCTCTTCTTGTTCACGTATTTATTCAGGTTCGTATCCTCTGTGCACCGCGCATTCTGGAAGTTGATTTCCAGTAGCCGGTTCTCGTCGTAGGCAAATTCCTTCTTCAAGATTGCCTCACGGAGCAGCTTGGTGGGTGGGTGCAGCACAGAGGAGTGCTGCTTGACCTCTACGCATTCCATGCTGTTTGCCTCCAGCTTCTGCACGGTGGAGATGGCATTGTAGCGGTCATAGCCTACCTGCATGACCTCGACGCCGTATTTCTCCTCAAGGCCGAGGATCCAGCGTTCCACAAAGCCGTAGTCGATGACCTCCTCACCCTCAGCAAAGCAGCTGCCGGCGGCGATCAGCTTCCGGTAGTCCACATTTTCCTTCTTGGTTTTGATCTCGATGCGATCCTTCGGCAGGATGCCCCACACCTTGGCGTGGATCACGCCGTCCGCTTCCGTCACCATAGCCACGGACGTGTTATCGTCCGACTGGGAGAGGTCGAGCCCCACCCACACCCGGCGGCCGCACCAGAAATCCAGATTCTCTGCCACCCTGCACCGTCTGACCTTCTGCACGTCGATATAGCCCTCGACGCCCAGGCCCTTATACATGATGTTGCAGTGCTTGCAGAGGAAGTTCTCCCGCTTGTTTTCATAGAGAATGGCCATGGTTCGGAGATCTTTGATGGAGTCAAAGACCTCTTTGTTGTTCACGGCCACGGGATTGGCCTGGTAGATCACCAAGTCATCCGTCTCCCACCGCTTTCGGAGTGCATCGTCCGGCTCGTAGAGCAATGCGAAGACATTTTCCTTCTCCAGCACTCCATCCAAGACCTTTTTCGCAATGTCGACCTCGTCGATCATCACGTTGTTGTCGTTGGGGTACTGGGTGGAAATGATGATGCCCAGCTTATTGACCAGCGTGATCTGGGAGGAGCGCATGGCTTCCACAGGGTAGCTATCCAGCGCACCGGCCTCATCAGCCAGGAAGATATTTGCCAGACGGCCGTCCATGCCGTCATTGGAGTACGCCAAAGGCGTATATTCTATCTCGTTGATCAGGCAGGTAATCATATCCCTGTTGATCTTGAAATACTTTGTCAGTGCCGGCGAGACCTTAATAATCTTCCGCACAGCCAACCGCAGCTCCGAGGACAACTTGAAGTCCGGCGCCACGGAGAAGAAACGGGAGAAGCGAGGTTCCGTCAACATCCCCAGAATGAAGATGATTGCGGAGTTGAAAGTCTTGAAGTTCTTACGGGCAATCTCGAGAATGGCGGTCTGATAGAAGCGCCGATCATCCTCCCGGCGGCGGGTGCAGAACACGGCTGCAATGAGGAACCAAGCGTAATCCTCCAGCCCATCGTACATGGAGCAGTGCAGGTCTGGGTGGATCATCAGCTTCAGCAGCTTGCAGATCTTCCGGTATGCCTTTTCGCTGACATATGCATCCTTGTGCCTGCCATCGGCGATCCTCAGCCACTTCTTCGCCTGGAGCTTCACATATTTGCCGACCTTTCGGTTTCCGCGCTGCGTACACCACTTGGCATACTGATAGGCGCGGCTCTGGTCAATCATCGTCGCTCAGGGCCGCCAGCAGCGGGTCCTTTTCCTTCTTCTGTTTCTGCGCGGCCAGAGAGCCGATCTTGGCCCTGGCCTGGGGCGAGAGGCACAGTTCATTACAGCCTCGCCATAGGTCGCTCTGATATTTCGCACGGGCATTCTGCAAGCCGGTGTGCATCACGAGTCCCGGATCAGCGTCGATCAGGCCGTTGATATAGCGCAGGCGGTCAATGGCCACGGCCGTACTCTCCAGAACGAAGACGTCAAGCTGGCCGAGGATGTCGCTTGCTACCAGACCGCTCACGATAAATTGAAAAATCTCGCGCTGTCCATCCGTCAGATCTGCCGGCGGCTCGGGTGGAACGTTCTCGCCTCGCAGCTTGTCCTCCACGTCCTGACGGACTGCTTCGACATCGCTGGCGATCGCGCCAGTCTTCACGCGAACAGACTTACTCGGTCTTGCCACTTTCCACCCTCCTCTCGTCTCGCGGGCAATTTCCCATTTCTAAACTTCATCCTGTTCAGGGGGCTGCTGTTGGTCTTGACACGGATCCACCGAGATATCTCAATCCCACCGGGGGGATGCCTCCGCAAGTTCGTGGAGGTAGTCTCTCGGGATCTCCCCGTCATCAGCCATGCGATGATGCCTGCTGCAGCAGGTCAGAAGGTTACTATCATCAAGCCGCAGGTCGAATCTCTCTTCCAGCGGTTCAATGTGATGCACCGACAACTCCTGATCCAGCCCTGGCACTCCGAAGACACCGTAGCTTCCCTCATTGCAAACTCTGCAAAGATGAAAGTCACGCCGTACGATCTGTTCCCGCTTTTTCTGCCAGGTATACGTCTTGCGGAATCCAGACGTCTTACTGTTGCGGTGCTTCGCCTGCTTCGGCTTCTTAGGGCAGATGTATCCTCTCGGATGAATCCGCCCACAATACGGGCATGATCTCAGCATCGCTGCATTCCTTTCGTAAACAATGAAAAAGGCCGAGAAGCTCTTCTCCCAGAGAGCTCCTCGGCCACCCACCGCATCCATCTGTCATTTCGCAGTGAGTCGTGGAGAAAAAACGCTCCCCCCATACTCAGCATAACATGGGTTTGGAGGGCAATAATGTACAGAGAGTCCCACCCCTAAAAAATTATTTTCGCCCGACAAGTTCGTCAATAGAGGTGTCAAAAAGGTCTGCCAGCATGATGAGCACGTCTATCGTAGGGAATCTTTCGCCCCTTTCATACTTAGCAATCGTGCTCTGACTTATACCGCACAGATCTGCCAGCCTCTGCCGTGAGAGATGACGCCGCTCCCTCATTGACTGTAGCTTCCGCGGAAAGCACTTCTCCTGGCTGGTCATTGTCAGACTCCTTTAGCTTTGAGACCTCACGATTCAGTTCTGTGATAGCTCTTTTTATACGGACCTGATTGCGGATCCATAGTAGTGCGGCAATGACCCACAATACTGCCGCCGAGTACTGCATAGCTTCAAGCACCATTTCTTTTCCTCTCCTCAAAAGTTTTATAATTACTGAATTACGGAACGCCATTTTACCGTAGGTGTCTATAGCTTGGGTAAAAAACTTGCACGCGCAAGCAGAAAAAACGTAGCGTTCCCAACGGTTTGAGAGTTGTCAACGAGTATCCCCTTTTTGCATCTCAAAAAAACTCTAAAATCGGACATGTTCAAACACTCGAAAAAGTTACTTTTCTCTCTTCCTGTGGGGCGTCAAAATTCTCGTGCGCCGTTGCCGGTGCACTCAAATTTTGACGCCCACCTGCTGGGTTGGCATAGTAGTCAGACCATGCATAAAAAATACCGGTTTTACGTTCCGCAAAGCTTTGCCAATACCGGCTTTACACCCAACAGGTCATGTAACGCATTACATGGCCGAAATTAGGCTGTTTTGGGGTCGCATCTGTTGGGTGTCGATCAATTTAATCGAAGTACTCCAACCCAACGGAGATCTCACTTTCGTCTTCCTCATCAACAGCCACATATACGTCACCATCGGCCGGAGCAATTACCTGAGCACAGTCAAGGATTTCTCCAGTAATGCTTTCATAGACATCCTCGTTAATCTCCGTGATCTTAAAATAGCGGGCCATTATTTTCTTCTCCTATTCCTTCTCTCATTTTCCTGCGTTGCTCCTGACTACGTCGAAAATACCTGCCGCTCGGCGCATCGGGGTCATAAGCAAACGTGTGCATGGCTTTCCCGAAATCAGAAAATATGTAGGTATCAGACGTTGCTCCGAACATTACTCTACCGCCTTCCTCGCCGCGTCAATAGCGGCCTGTATCTCATGTTCATAAAGATATTCGATGTGGACACCAGATGCAGCCTCCGCACGCTGCCGGAGCTTCTCATAAGCAACGATATCATCGTCAGCTTCAAGAGCAACCAACCAGTCATGGTTCTTCTGCAAGACCTCGAAATAACGCTGGACTCGCTTTGGACCGAGTCCGAACGCTTCAGCCATGGAGATGACAGAGAGCCATAGGGCCCGCTGCGTACGAATGTCGGCATCTACCTTCACGGCGGCGTCACGGGCAGCCTTCTCGACCGCCTCGTGAGCCTCACGCTGCCGTGCCAGTACGTCTGCATAGCTTTGATGTGGCGCCTTCTGTCGCTTCATAAAGCGGCGCTGTTGACGGTTCATCGTGTTGCCCTCACTTTCTTGATGTAGGAATGTCTTCCCACCCGACACCGATATAGTCCAGCACACGCCCCCAGCCGTACCACTCACCGTTTTCGTCCTGGAGCACATGCTTCATCCAGAATTCCCATTCCTGTGGATTTTGTTCTCTCAGTAGGTCAAAGCGGTGCGGTCTCTTCTCCAAGGTGATACCGAAGCCGCACATGGAACATCCGGTACGCTGTGCAAGCGTCGTCCGGAGCGTGATGCTGTCAAGGCGGTCCGGCTCCGTGGCCGCAATCTCGCGGATATATGCGGCCGTATAATGCACTCCATCGACATCTTCACCAACAATCTCGCCGTACACTTCCGGTACCGGCGCGTCCAAAATGCGGTTGAGGCGGAGCAAATCTTGCCGATTGAAGATTGCAAACGGCGCGCTACGTTTCGTGCCAGGTGAGATGTAGTTGCAGCCGTTGAGCATAAGAGCCTTCTGCCTACGCCCTCCTTCGGAAGCCATGAGCCCCATCATCGGAAAGCGGCCGCTCTCTTTGGCATAATCATTGCACGGCTTTTCCTTCAGGTAATAGCAGCACTTGTCTGATACGAGGAAAGGTGCCGCAGCATAGCCGAGAGCTGCCCCCTCCGCATCAGCACCGCCGAATCTCTCGAGCCACTTCTGGGAGAGCTTCATGCGCGTATTCTTCCGGTATCCTCCATACGCACCGGTTTCGCCCGTGATAATAGCGTGGCGAACAGTGGCGTTCTTCTCAGACGGATGCTGGAGCAGACTGATTTTCCCAGCGATTTCCTTTGACAAGACAGGCCAACCGAGTTCCTTGATCACATTGACTTTGGAACGTAGCGGTTTAAGTGCTGTCACACCCAGCTCCATATGCACACGTTGGATACTCTTATCCTCCAACACGGACACAGAGACCGCAGGAAGGTCAATACCAATCGAGCGAAGGAAGCAAAGCAGTGTAATGCTGTCGAGGCCACCGACCGCCACATAGGCCATGCCATCGATCTGCGGATGCTCCAAGAACTTATATGCTGTCTCCTCTGCGTGTGCAATCTTAAACTCATAGTCGCGTTGCTGCATGGCCCGGAAGCTCGCAATGCGCTCTTCAGCGCCATTTACAGCCATTCTCTCAAGGATGTTCATATAAACCTCACTTCTTCCGCTTACGCGACTTCACAAACGACTTTCCGCAGGTCTGGTACTGGTTGATGCCCGGCCGATATTCGACGGCTACTGGTGCGCCACAGACCACACAAGCAAGGTCGAAGCCCCATTCGGTCACGTTCGTCATATACCGCGCTCTTTTTCCACACTCACAGTTTGCATATACTGGAGTCAGGTTGTTTGTAAGATCTGTGTCCGTGCCGCAGTCATAGCAGTGGTACACACTCATAGGCTTCTTCGCACAAAAGGTCTTAGTGGCGCCGCACCCAGAACATTTAAGATGCAGAAAGCCGCCATACTTCTCTGGCACGGTCTCGTGTTGAATCGGAGGCTCTGATACTGGTATCGGCTCTGCTGGAGGATTCTCAGCCGGCTCAACTGTGTCTTCAGTTCCCGGTCGTTCCGGTGTCTTCAGTTCCTCCACGAACGCCTTAATACGAATCTGAAGCTCGGCTGCACAGGGCTGACAGAGATCGAATCCCGCACAAACCTTAAGCTCGTCCGGATCAATCGCCGTGCTGCAGCGATCACAATAGGTTACTTCAACAGTTTTTTTCATGCTTTTTTCCTCTCGTCATTTCTTCTTTCCGTCGTGCTGTCTTGCTGATCACATCACAGACAAGTAGGCTTGCAACGGTCAGATCCTTATCTACCTTTACAAATCCACTCTTGTTCAGCCGTGCCATCTGAGCATCAGTGATGAGCAACAGGTTATCCAACGAGATATTAGTCTTATCTCCATCCGCAAAAATCAGTTTGTGGCCCTTTGGAACGGGGCCATTCTCAGCCTCCCAGAGCAGACGGTGCTTCGGAATGAAGTTATCGTTGCAATATGGGCTGCTCGGCCGCATCTTGACCTTTACCTCAACATAGCCATCTTTACTGATTCGCTCATAACCAATAGGCTTAGTATTGTGTGGCAAATTGCCTTTCCTAAATTGGGTTTCTGCCATACGGCCGACCGTCGGCGGATGCTTACCTTTGTTGGCGGGGACGTGTCCTTTTTCAAAACGGCCGGTAATGCCGCAGTTGAGATGATGATTGCTGTAATACCCGTTGATTTGAGCGACGGTATAGTTCGTTTCAAATGCTGCATTCAGTTTACCTGCCATTTCAGTAGGACCAGTGCCAACATAGTTGTCCATGATGTACCGAACCACCGGTTCAGGAAATATTCTGGAAAAGTATGTCGCTCGGCCCTTCGGCAAACCACTTGGAAGATGATGGTTCTTCCGGTATGCCTTGACTTGCGACTCGGTCATATAGCCATCACCGAACCGTGCGTTGATAAGATCTGCGAGCTTCTTGTTTGTCGTGCCAGCAGCGTACTCGGTGATGAAAGTGTGCAGCTCTAGCGGATAGATGCGTTTCGGCATGGATCAATCCTCCAGCATCGCAGGCACGGTGAAGTCTGCGGACAAGCTATTATCGGCGATGACCCTTGCCTTCAGGGCAAGCGTGCCGTTCGCAATGATTTGAGACGCAACGCCCGTAATGGCTTTCGCACGGTCGATTTCTGCCGTCAGCTCTTCACCTTGCAGATCTTCGTCGCTCAGGCGTTCCAGTTCCGCAAAGAGATGATTATTCAAATCAACCAGCTTATTTTTCATGCTTCATTGCCTCCTTCTTTTCAAGGTCATCAAGCGTCGCATCAATGCGCATCCACGCTTCATCGGAAATACGGTAGGCGTTGCTGACAATGGCACGAAGCACGTCATCAGAGATGCGTTTTGAGCCGACATAGTGAGCCACGATACGATAGGCTCTGGCGCCGTTGCGTTCACGGTACGCTTTAAGTCTGGAGATGATTGCGGTTTTATTGATATCCGCTTCCTTCATTGGGAGGTCTCCTTTCAAGGCCGTCAAGTACATTGACCAGCCGGATAACATTTTCAACAGAGGGATCTTTTCTGCAGGCGGCTTTAGCTGCTTCAGTGAGTCGAATCGTCTCGGCGCGGTTAAATGCGCATCTCTGCTCAAATGCAGCAACAGCGACAGCCTCGTTGCGAGCTTTGACGATCATCTTCTTTTCATGAGCAGCCTGAGCGCGGTCGATGATTTTCATGCGGTACGAGCGGTATAGGTGCCGGAGGGCCTGATAGGCTGCCTGGTCATAGATACTCAAACCCGCCGGCATTTCTTCGTTATGCATGGCAGCCTGCTCATAAGGCAGGGCAAACTCAGGCATGGTATTCACCCAGTCCGAGATACCATGTGAGGATGTTCACCGCAGACTGCCAACCGTGGCAGACCACGGTATAATTACCCTCCAGCTTCAGGCGTTCGAGCCACCAGTTCTGCGCATCGTTTGCGCGGCCGGTTTCATTCTTCATCTCGATGTAGAGGCTGTGATAGCCGCCGCGGGCGACAGGCAGGTGCATATCCGGCACACCCTTTTTGACGCCCATCGCCTTATCCACAGCGACCTGCGCAGCGCCCTCTTTCGTCTCGTTCTTGATGTGGTGCAGCAGAGCCAACTCCGGATACCGCTCACGCACAGACGGCTGCTGTGACCATTTAATCACCGCCTGCTGATGGCTGGATTCACTTGCCATTCTCAATTACCTCCACAAAAGCGACCGTCTGCTTGGTTTCAGGTTTTTTCTCCTTGCCCTGGCGGACGGTATAACCATTTCTGGCAAGAATCATGACCATCAGATCTCGGTCCTCTGCTTTTGTTACATACAGCTTCATAAGCGCATCCCCCTTTTCTTTGGCTCGTTGAATAGACGGTTAATGATTTGACTGGCATCGCCTTTGCTCAACCCCGCTGGGTCGTAGCCCTGGCATCGCTTGCGGATAAGTGCCAACTGACGTTCGGTTGCTGGCATGCTCCCCCACTTTTTGACGATTTGAAGATCCCACAAATGTCGACAGTCCAGATGATCTCGAATCAGCTGGCAATACGCGAGATCGAGAGCTTCCTGCATTTTGCAGCGGGTGCCATCCGGCATGCAGACCATGCCGAGAGCGTCTGGGCAGGGAATGGTGATTTTCTGTTTATCTTTCAGCGAACACACAAGTGAACCATCCGGCATTTTGAAGAAGTTAATGTCATGGGTGTTGTATTTCTGTCCTTTCGCCCAGAGATCAACAATCTCGATATTGCGAATCCAGCTCTCCGGCGCATCGCTGGCAGCTTCAATCTTTGCCGGCAGGTCAAAAATGTCGCCCACAACTTCGTTGGCTTTGCGTACCGGTACGTTAGACATATCCAGCCCGAGCAGCGAAGGCGCTGTGCAAAGCGATGAGCGGCCCGTAATGCCAACACAGTCGATCAGATTGAGCTTTTCTTTTCCTGGATATAGCCGCAGCCCGCGCCCGACCATCTGCGCATAGAGCGATTCAGATTGTGTAGGACGGGCGATGATAACCGTCTCCACGCGGGGAATATCGGTGCCCTCTGTGAAAACCATGCAGTTTACGATGCAAGGAATCTCACCAGCGGTAAACGCCTTGATAATGGCAGCACGATCCTTGGTCTCGCCAGTGACTACTACAGCGCCAGGAATCCGCTTTGCAATCTCTTCGGCATGGTGGACACTGACAGCGAAGATCAGTGTTGCACCGGTGGCCAGCTCTCGGTATGCCTGCGCGATTGCGTCAGCCGTGCCTTCCATTGCTTCATCCAGCTCACCAGGCGCATAGTCCCCCCGCTGTGTGTGGACTTGGCTCAGGTCATAGCCGATGTTGACACGCCGGCAGAAGATGTCGCAGAGATATCCGTGCTCAATGCCCCAGCGAAGATCTCTCTGGAAGATGATCTTGGAGAACACTGTATCCAGACGAACCTTATCGCCGCGGTTCGGCGTCGCAGTAAAACCGATGAGCTTGTCCGGTGTGAAGTGGTCGAAGATCTTCCGGTAAGTATTTGCTGCGGCGTGGTGTGCCTCGTCGCAGATAATCAAGCCAAATTCATCTGGCTGGAAGCGGTGCAGACGGCGCACAAGGGACTGAACCGACGCGCTGACGACCTCCTCATCGTAGCTTCGGAGTGCTGCACGCTCGACGCCGAAGGAACAATCGAAGTATTTGCGCGGCTGCTCTACCAGCTCCTCACGGTGAGAGAGAATCAGCATACGTTTCCCGTGCCGCGGGAGGTTTGCAAAGGTTACCGTCTTGCCGAGCCCTGTCGCCATCTGAGCAAGGTACGCGCCCGGCGGCTGCGCTTCGATCGTGTCGATGCAGTCGATTTGATAGTCTCGTAATTTCATTTTTTGCTCCTTTTGTGCGTAACTGCGGAGCATCGCGGAAAACATGTTCCGCACGTCAAAGCCTTGCGGCATAAGGGTTTGCGGGTATGTGCGGAACTGCGGAACATAAAATGTGAAAATTTCCTCGCCTTTTGCGTGTACGTTAAATTTCCGTTAATTCCCACACTCGCACAAACTTTTCCTATAGGGGTGTATATCGTGTTCCTCAGTTCCGCGCCCCTCTGAAAAATGCCGTCAAAGCCTTGCGACACAAGGGCTTGCGGGCGCGTAACAGATGTACCGCGCAGCTCCGCACTTTTCCGCATTTACAGCGGCAGTTCCTCGCCGCTCTCCTCTTCATCTTCGGAAAGAAGAGGTAGCGTCAGACAGATGCACTCCGTCTGTACGCCGTTGATGCGTTTGCATTTGGTCATAGCACGGCCGCGCGTTTCGATCAGTCCAGCTTCCTTCAAGTGAGACAGCGTGGCAGCGGTCGAATATCCTGCATCAGAGAGAGCACGTTCAAAGATCGGCCGGATGATATATGCCTTTCCGTCCTCGATACTTCCGTAAACGTCGATTGTTTCCGAGCGGCCGACCATGTGATTGCTGTTCTGCGCTACCCATCCGCAGAGGTATTTATAAGCGCGGTCACCGGCTGACACTGCCGCCTTGGACGCGAGAAACTCGGAGATCTCTTCCACGGTGATCGGCTTCTGCGCGCCGGCGAAGATCCACTGGCACGCCAATTCGTCCGCGAGGACGATCGCTGCGGCCGCCATAGCCTGTTTCTCAGTCGTGTCTCGATCGCTCAGATCCCGGAACAGCTCTTGATACCGCGGTGCGATCTGATCGATCACGCCTGGCTTATAGAGCTCCTCCACGAACCGTTTGCCGGCATAGCCATAGTTGCGCTTGACCATACCGGAGACATGCATACCGTCCTTTATAACGGCCTGAGACGCTTTGCATTCGATGTCAATAACACGGTTGACCGCACCGGCGCCGGAGGCTTGTCCGGTCAGTGGGCTTTCTCCCGTTGTGAGAATACAGTTGTGCCAGGTTGGCGTCAGATCGACGCCGCCGGCACGGTTGCCGCGGGTTCGTCCAACACCCTGCGCGAGCTTATAGACGTCGAAATTCGTGCGGCCCTTGTTGTCCTTGGCAAGCTGCAGCTCGTCGAGACACAGCGGCAGCTCATTGAGAAATGCCGCCGTCTTTTCCATGCCGACGACCGTTCCATCAAAGGTCTTGACGTAGTTACCGATAGCGGGATCGCCCCAAACGCTTGCGGCTACCATCAAAGCAACAGTCTTGCCGGTGCCTGAGTCAACGCCCCAGAGGTGTACGAAGAACGGCAGACAGCCGAGCGGCTCAAGAAGCACGCTGGAGAAAGATGCTGCAAGAATGATTTTTGCCGTCGTGGACATCGCCCTCACTTCTGCGGCAATATCCAGCCACTTTGCTTCAGAGCCGTGACTGCGCACCGTCTGGAACATCGCGGCAAAGCTGGCGTCGCCATCGAAGATCAGACCGTCCACGAAAGGGGAAAAGCCTTCATCCGGAATGTATCCGAAGCGTCCGATGCTTTTCCGTTCTGGGATCACATCATAGTTGAGGTTCTCGATGTCCGATATGTACTCTACAAAGGCACGGGCATTCTGACTCGTGACTGCCACGCCACAGCCGGCCAGTTCAGTCACTTTATTCGCATTGGCGAGTATAACCTTGCTCACGATAATCTTTCGCCAGATGGCTCCCTTCCGGAACGCAAGCCTCAGCTTTTCTTCACCGGTATCAATGTTTACCAGCCGTTCGACAGGAAGAATCGGGTGCGGGCAGGCAACAGCATCTCCAAACCCGTCTGATCTCCGCACACCGCTGTCATCCGCCTCCCACTTCCCAGCATCAAGTTCAATAGGCTGATTCTCAAAATTTGTTGGATTTTCGCCGATATAGGCTCCTTGTGATGTTCGGATGCTCTGCTGGTAGCGCTTGTACATGAGCTTCAGGCCGCGGAAGCCGATGCTTGCGGCGTATTTACTCATTGCCTCGATCATACGCTGCTGGAGGAATGGATCGCCATTGCATTTTTCCAGCTCTTCGTATGGCGCAGTAGATTCCAGAAAGTCCTCCGCTGTGTAACTCCATCTGGCTGGTTTTTGCGTATCGTTTCCCAAAACTCAATCCCCCAAATGTTCATCAAGCCAGTATTCAAGGCTTGGTAGTCGTTTTATTGCTTCTGCATACAACGGGTGAATGTAACCGACATCCGCGTCTGCATTGTCCGGCTCAAACAGTTTCTTGACTTGCCACCAATAACAATGCTCTGCAGCTTTCCTGCGGTATTCACGATCCGCCGCTGCTTTTCTCTCTGCTTCCTGCCGGCGGGCAGCCAGTACAGCGGATATCTCCGCCGCACTGGACGTTTTGCCTGTCAATCCAAGGGAAAAATCGGCATCAAGGCGCAAGCATGCCTGCCGGAAATTGATATTGAAGAGCTTCATCACGAAGTCTATGACGGTGGAACCGGCCCCACAGCCGAAGCAATGCCAGCCCGTCTTATCGCCGTCATAGATCTTCAGGCTTCCGTGTCTGTCACCAGCATGAAATGGACACTGGATATAACCTGCTCGGTTAGGATGGAAACCGTAAGCCTCAATGACCTGTCGTGCGGTAAGTCGCTCTTTGATTTCTGCGGCAAGATCAGAACGGTAACTCGCCATCGTCTTCGACGTCCGTAAAGTCGGACGCGCTCACATCGACCGGAGCGCCAGCTGCACGGTAGTTTCCGGTGGAAGAATCTCCGTCCTTTTTGCTGTCTCCGAAATAAATGCTGTTCACGATGACCTCGGCGCTGCGGCGCTTGTTGCCGTCCTTGTCCGTCCAGTCACGGATCTGGAGTCGGCCTTCAACCACAGCCATGCGACCTTTGGAGAAGTATTTATCCACAAATTCCGCGCTGGATCGCCATGCAACACAGTCAATGAAGTCTGTCGCTCTGCTGCCGTCCTGCTCCTTGAAGTCTCGATCCACAGCGAGGGAAAACGAGGCGACGGCCGTTCCACTCTGCGTATGGCGCAGCTCTGGATCACGGGTCAGACGTCCCATGATGAAGATTTTATTCAGCAAGGTAATTCATCTCCCTGTAGTCCAAAATGGCCGTAAGTCGTTTGGTCGCCCGACAATAGGCGCAATGCTCGCAACGGCGCGGTTCGACCTTTCCCTCCTTGATAGCCTGATACCGCGGCGCGCGGTCCTCGACCTCAGCGAGCTTGGCTGCAAGGTCATCGTCGTTGATATAGAGGGCCGCCAGATCCGGAGCATCCTCCTTCGTACCGACGGCGAGGATAAACGGCAGGAAGTGTCCCTCGATGGCCTGATAGATTGCGCCCTGAAGGTCGTAGCCGTAAGCCTCGACGAACGGAATCCTGCAATGGTCTTCCTCGGACCACACCTCTGCTGTGTCTCGCATGATTTTCTGATCTACGATGGCCCCATCGCAAAAGCCCAGCGCGGCTGCTGTGTGCGGCCAGCGGTTGGCGATCACATTGCAGGTATTGGTGTCAAGCAGGCTGTCGATCTTAACTTTGAAGGGAACATCGGCGATAACGCCGGTGCGGATGACCTGCTTCTTTCCCGACATGAGCATGGAATAGAGCTCGTCCGCTTGAAGGCGGGCGACGATCTCAGTGGCTTTGACGTACTCCGCTTTGAGCGTACCGTCACGCTTGAAGATCTCCGGATGCTGCGCCTGGTAGAGCGGCAGCTCGCCGGAAAACCAGGCGTCGATATATCCGCCGACCAGAAAAGCCTGTGACGTCGGCGGCGTATATTCGCCGCGGAGCTCTGCCAATGCAGCCGCTTCGCATTTCTCAAAGGCCTTGAATTGCGTAGAGCCCATATAGGCCATGTTCATTTCCGGAGAATAATAATTCTCCGGTGTAACTACCGGAAGGTCCATTACAGCACCTCCTCGGTCTCAGCCACAGTCTCTTCAGACGGGGTCGGTTGCTCTTCCTGCGACGCCGCGGCTGCGGTCGCAGCATCCTTGCGCTTCTGAGCGCAGTTTGCACAGAGCGGGACACCGTAGTGCTTCGTCGTGTATGCCGCTAGCCAGCGGGCGTCTCTTCCCATTGCTGGCGTGATCTCGCCCTCACAGTCCGCACAGGGCGGCACAGGCTCCTGCTTCGGGGGGCGGGGCTTATAGGGACGGATGCGAATGCCGTCGGTCATGCCGCCATCCTGAGGATCGCGGACGTTGTGGTCCACGAAGAGCTGGATCTGCTTACCGACCAGCGTTGAAGCCTTGGCGTCGCCGAACAGCTTACGCAGTGTCTTGCGGTTGGTTGAGTTGACAATCAGCGGCCGCACCTGAAGAATGCCAGGTACGCGTTCTTCCTTGAAGGAGAGCACATCCTTATTTTCCTTGCCGCGCTGGAGCGTGACGGAGCCATACCACAGGCCGGCAATGGTCAGTATCGGCTCGGTCCCATCGTCAATGTCTTCGGCGCCCAGATACTCGGATTCTCGCATCTGCCCGAGGCGTTCATCGCCACTAAGCTGGCGGAGCTTATCTTTCGTCATCATCTAAGTTGGTTACCTCCATTACATTGGAATCGGTCACGCGCGTTGCGATCAGCTGCAGGCCCTTGGCTTTACACTTGGCGTACAGCTTTTCGCGGCTCTCCTTATCAAGGCGCTCGGCGCCATCGATGAGAATGATCTGAAGCTGTCCCGGCTTGCTCACTGTGATATCCACGCACAGCTCCAGTAGCTCGCCGTCGGACAGATTGGAAATGGGCAGGCCGTGGATCAGCGGCACACCGTCTTCAACGGTCAGGCCATCAACGGGAATCGTCGCAGTCTGCAGGATCGTCGCCGGCAGCTCCCGCGCGAGCTCGATCTTGCGTGTCAGCTCCTCGGATTCCTCGGTAAGCTTCCCGATCTCTTCCTGCATGGAAACCATGCGCTGGTACTCATTGAGGTGCTTACGCATAGCCTCGGCTGTGTCGATCTCCTTGGAAAGCGCGGTCGTATCAGCAAGCTCGCGGCCGATATACTGGTCTGCGATCCCTGCATCGCGCTCCAGCTTGGCTTTCTTTTCATTAAAGCTGGAAATGACCACTCGCACGCTTTCTTCCCTGCGCTCGTCCAGTCCGGCAAGCCGTTCCTCATACAAGCGAATCTCCGCCTTCAGGCGCTCGATATCCGCGGTGAGACGGGTGCGGTCCTCAGAGGTCTTGCGGTCAATAGCCGCAATGTCAAGATCGCGCTGCCCTTCCAGCCCACGGAGCTTCGCCTCGTGACTGTTCCGGAACGTTCTGGCACGCTCGATCACGTTGTTCTGCTCCTTCAGGCTCTCCAGCTCACGGTACTTCTCACCGATGGGATATGTATTCCAATGGTCAAAATCGTAGCCGGAGGGGATGTCCTTCGCGATGTCGGAAACAAATGCCTGTTTGTTGCGGATATCGCGGTTGATGTTCTGGCGTGACTGGAAATAGACGCCGTTTTCCGCCTGAATGTCGTGCAGGACCTCGAGGATATGCTTGGAGTAATCCACGCCCTGCGGGATCTCACCGAACTGCTCACGAATCCAGTTAGTATCCCACGCAAATTCGATGAGATTGAGAATGACGCGGTTCTTTTCCTGCCGGGAGAGCTGGGTGAACTCGACAGGATTAAGCTGCAGTGGCGTGAAGATCTGCGAGAGGAACTCTGCCGGACGCGTCTGAAGGAGAGATCCGTCGCGCACCTTGACCGTGCCGGCAGACTTGGCGGGCAGGGCCTTACGGTCGATGGAGAGGCCGGTATCGGTCTCAATGAGGATTTCGCCCTCATCGGCGCCCCGATGCACGATATAATCACGATCTGAGCGGTTGGTGAGGGCGTAACGGATGGAATCAAGGACGGAAGTCTTGCCGCTTCCTTTCGGGCCGGAGATCTCCACGGAGCGGCCGTCGAGCTCGGTCTCCTTGATCCCGAACAGATTTTTGATTACAATTTTGGTCGTTTTCATTGACAAACTCGCTTTCTGCCCTTACAATAGGGCGCAACTAAGGATTGGCTTGCTGCCGATCGGTCCCCTGCAGGTGTGCGAGACCTGCAGGGGATTTTTTTATTCTCACAGAGCGACGATGACCTTGCCGCTCTCGATCTCAGCAGCGAGATTTTCCTCGAGGAACGTCTTGATGGTGTTGCGGGCGGTCAGACGCCACATACCGCCATCCGCCTCGATAAACGAAATGCCGCGGTCACTGATACGGATGAGGAAGGTGCTCTCCGGCTGCTCGACCTCCTGGAAGGTGCGGTAGGGGCGGAGCTTGACGATTGGACGGATCTGTTCGTTGGTCTGGAGCGCGACGCCCTTCTGCGTGGTCACGGTGGTGGCGACGCCGTTGTCGTTGTAGATGACCTTGGCGCCGAGGGAGATATCGTTGACGAGCTTCATCGCATAAAGCGAATCCGGCGTTTCCTGAAACCGAGTACGCAGTGCGATCTGAGCCTCCTCAAAGCCGAGCGTGACCTTTGCTTCCCATCCGGGGACATCGGTCGCGTCGGCCGAATAGAAGACCGTGCGGTGGCAGCGCTGCTCGTAGTCGGGCTGGGAGAAGCAGATCACATTGGTGGGCGAAGGGATATTGACGAAGAGCGCTGGGGTGTTGACATCTGCCAGATGGATGGCCTCGGTGCGGATCATCTTCACGATGGAATCGAGGCTGTGCAGGGGAACGGTGTCCGGCGCGATGGGAGTCTCAATGACCTCCTGCGCGCCCTTTGAGGTGATGATATATGCGCGATTGCCGAGGTTCTGGGCCTCCGGGCGCATATTCTCGAGCACATACTGAATGGCTTCTTTGAGCATGGGAATGTACTTCCTTTCCTAAAATTAAGCGGTTTGAATGAGCTTGAGCATGGGCGGAGCTTCCTGCTCGCTGGCGTCAACCGCCAACTGCCCAGGGATCTGCGGAACCATCTCAACGATGGATTCCTCATCGGCGACATAGAGAGCTGTAGTGACGGGGTTGGTTGCAGCCAAAGTGGATTTGGCCACACAACTTACAGCAATGTTCTGGCGCGTATCGTCTGGCTTGAGGTTGAGTGTAATGGTGATTTTGCGCGCTGCGGTTGCCGAGGTGTTGGGATCAAGAATATTCTCGACAACTCTGGTCATCTCGTAGTCCACGCGTTCTTTAATGGCGCCGCGTGCCATGTCAATAATTGACCGCTTGCTAAGATCTTCCAAATGCGTTTCCTCCTTTCCTTCAGGATAGAGAGTTTCTGCCCTCTGCCGGACACCGCAGCAGGGAGGGTTAGTCGGCGCTGCGGCACTCGGCAGTGAAAGAGTGGACGTGCCGGGTACACGCCCGGCAGAGGGCAGGAACGTCTCCTTCTATGCGGCAGGGCGGAATCGAACCGCCCCTTTTCTTTCCAGAAATGCATCGACCATGAGCGCTGCCGCTTGTCTCCCTGCCAGAATTGCACTGGGGCACCATCTCTCAGACGGCGAGCGGCTGCTTACGGGGCCGCTTTTTGTTAGAAAGGAGGGTACTATCCCTCGGGCGCTTGGCCCAGATGATAGAGCCAGTCCATGCCCGACAACTCGACCATCTGGGCCAAGCTCTCAAGGCCTACGCTGTGATGATTGACCGATACAGTGGATCGTGCGGTCGCACAGAGTGCAGAAGCTCCTTGACGCCCTGAGCACCTTTCAGATCAGCAATGAAGGAATAGGTATTTCCGTACCGGCGGGCAAATACAGCGCCGCAGAGGGGACAGACGTGGGCATCGACGCCATTGAGATCAAGCGCCAGCGTAACGCTGTCGCAGTATGCGCAGCGGATCATGGGGCGTCTCCCCTTCCCTTTGCGAATCTGCCAAGGACGCTCATGTCGACGGTCGTGCCATTTCCGCGTCCCATCATATTTTCAATAGCCGGGCCTGCGGTAGAACAGACTGCGCACAGCACAGGAAGCGGGGTCTTGGTCGCTTTGGAAACACTCACGCTGAGCATGGTCCAAAGCATCCTTATATCGTCTTTGCTACCAGTCAGCAGCACCGTAAATCTGCCATCCGATCCGCGCTCAATCGAAACTTTTGAGCAATCCTTATTCATTGCAGCCTCCTTCCTGGACAAGAAAGACATAGGCCGTCCGGACGCCGTATTCGCGCGCGGCTTGGTGGTCGGCAAAAAACACATCCAAGCTCTTGGCCTTGATCGCACCGCCACAGTCCTCGGCGACATAGCGCGCAGAGCTGCCATCGGCATAGATCACTTCGATGGTCGTGCCGTAGGGAATAACGGTCGGATCGACTGCAACGGTACGTCCCTCAGTGGCCACAGTGCCGGTGGCGGTAATACCGTCATTCTTGCCGCAGCAGGCTGAGCACGGGCAGTAGGCCGTAAGCTCAAACAGTCCAAGGCACACGTCGTTGCAGTACGCATACTCCTCAGCTGGCAGGCTGTCTTCCGGCATCTCTACGCGCGGCTCCGGCGCCGCTGACGATAACGCATTTGGCTCGTCCATTTCACCAGGAGAGTCCAGCGCGGCTACAGTAGTCAGCAAAGCAATTACGATCAGCAGGCCAATAGTGGCGCAGATGGTATCGCGGGTGCCTCGGTTCACGCTGGCTCACCTCCTCGCGCTATAAACTCGATCATTGCATCAGCATCGACCAAGTATTTCCGTCCGCAGCACGTCACTGGGACTTTTCCACTTGCAATCAGGCGCCGAATCGCGTGCACGGTGACCTGTGTTTTCGGATCCTGCTCACGGATAATGGCCATCACGCCTTCAGCTGTTCTCATTCTTGCCATGGCTGTGGCTCCTTTACATCCGGCGCCGCGGCATCGATGGCTCGCGCCACGATCTCCAGTACAATGCGGCATTCTTCATAGCTGATTGCGGTATCGGCTTTTGTGAGGATATCGAAGATCCTCGAAGCCGCTTTCATCAGATTCGCCATACGAACGGGGCGTATGTAGTAGCCGCGCTCAGCGACGATTTTCTCCTGCTCAGCGAGCAGTTTTTCGGTAGGTGTCATAGTGATCTCCTTTCGTGGTTGTTAGGGGATATTGCCCTCCTCGCTACGCCGTGATAGACTGGCGGTAAAGGGAGGTGTGAAGCTATGCTTACTCGTGAACAATACAAAGAATTAAAAAGATACGAAGACTCCGAAATACCGATAGGAGATGAAGGGCTGTCCGAGATCGAAGAATATCTCCTGAAATGTGGATATATTGAAGCCTCTCGAATGGATGTACAAAGTTGCCCCGGTATCGTGCAGTTTTACGATTCCGCGTATCAAATTACCGAACTCGGTCGCCAGGCACTTTCGGAGTACAGGCATGAGCGTTACGGCAAAGCGTTCCAGGTCTTTTTGGTGCTTTTAGGCGCGGCGGTGGCGCTCCTTGCTGATATTCTCCTGTCTCTTTTTTGCTAACTCCGTGTACATAGCCCAAAACTCATCGAATTTTTTCGTGTTGTAGCAGGGTTGACCATCCTGTTCAGTTTCAGGCAGAAGGCCGGTTTCTACTGCGGCGATCAACGCGCAGCCTTTTAATGATAGGCTTAGTGTCGGACTATACTGTTTCTTTACGTTCATGGTGCCCTCCTCTCTACTGAGCACCATTAGTGCTCAACCGGGGTAAAAAAAACTTCCTGCACAGTCTTGCCGAAGTACTTCGCAATCTGAATTTTTACTTCATCTCTGGGAATTCTTTCTCCGCGTTCATACATTGCCCATGAGGACTTGGTGATACCAACTGCTTTCGCAATCTCTTCTTGCGTTTTATCTCCGCGCAGCTCCCTAAGGATTTTTCCGAAGTCCATCCTATCACATCCTTTCTTGCGCACTATTTGTGCACGACATTGATTTTAACCTGAGTAGGCTATAGTGTCAATACTTTGTGAGCACTAAAAGTGCACAAAATGTCCGAACACAATTTGTGCACTTTTTTCTATTGATAAAGTGCACATTCCGTGTATAATATTTTTAATGAACATTCAGGGGGGGTAATTTAGCATGTCGATGTTTGCGCAGCGCCTAAAACTTCTTCGCAATGAGGCAGATCTTTCACAGCAAGAGCTTGCTAATCAGCTCAAGTGCGTCTCGAAGAGCAGCATCAATATGTACGAGCGAGGGGAACGTGAGCCCGGATTAGAAACCACAGAAGCCATTGCTGACTTTTTTAATGTCGATATAGATTATCTGTACGGGCGGACCGATATAAAAAACAAGTATGCCGACCTTATGGCGGGCATCATCAAAGAAAACCAAAGCGGTCGCCCCGCCGCAATAGATGAGCTCCGTCGGCTCTTCGGCACAGAGCACAGCATCCATAATATCTATGCCTGCGAGGACAGTAAGAGAATCGCCTTGCTATATTACAAAGCTTTGGAGCGAAACGTCGCCCTCTCTTTAACTGATATCATCGGCACCGTTGACCAGTTCGACGGCAGCCAGGCCGAAAAGACCATGCTCCTCCTGCACGCTTACCTGAAGGCCGGACAGCCGATCCGCAACATTGTGGATACCGCGCTGGATCCTTATGTGGAAGATTTAGATGAACTCCCGTGCAGTAACTCTCAAATCGACCCCCTTAAATCTGACACGAAGCCCGCCCCCGTTAAGCAAACCGTTCTCCCCTTTCCGAAGGCGAAGATCAACCACCGCAAGGAGGACAATTTCGACGAGCTTACAGTTTTTGAAGAAGCTGCCGCTGCAGGCCTCGGTAACTACTTGAGTGATACGCCTGTTACGCACATGGAGCAATATCCTTCCGGCATAATCCCATCCGGAACAAACTATGGCGTTCCGATCTCTGGCGACTCGATGATGCCGAAGTTCAAAAACGGAAGCACGGCATTCGTCCAGTCTACGCCGGTCCTCAACGACGGGGAGATCGGCATATTCGCCCTGAACGGAAACTCCTATATCAAGCAGCTTATTGTAGATCGAGAGAACGGCACAGTACGTCTGCACTCGCTCAACCCAGCTTATAAAGATATCATCGTCTCCGAAGGCGATACCCTTTATACCCTGGGCCGTGTTCTCGGCAGCTATCCGGAATAAAACAAAAAAACGCCGCCCCCGGTGCTACCAACACCGAGGACGGCAGTGCGCAAACATATCCCCTAACAACCACGAAAGAAGAAATGAAAGAAGAAAGGAGTCTATCCATCCCTCCGCGCCCTTTCATCTTACCACGAGAGGGCGCGGTTGACAAGATGAAAGGAGTTATTTTATGGCTACATATACCAAACGAGGCAACGCATACCTAATCAGAGCATCCAGCGGCCTCACCGTCTCTGGCAAGCAGGTTCGCCCGTCCATGACATGGAAGCCGACGCCCGGCATGTCAGAGCGGCAGATTGAGAAAGAGCTGCAGCGGCAAATGGTTCTCTTTGAGGAGGAGTGCCGCGGCGGCGTCTGCGCCGGGCATATCAAATTCGAAGCCTTTGCCGAGCAATGGTTCAACGAATATGCCGCTCAAAAGCTCGGCAAGCGCACGATCAGCAATTACCGTGCCCTTACAAAGCGCGTATACCATGCGCTGGGGCATCTCTATATGGACAAGCTCTCTGCGCGTCAGATCCAGAAGTTCATTTCCGGTTTGTCCGAGCCTGGGGCAAATGAAAAGGACTCTACTAAGGGCCTTCATCCAAAATCTATCCGAAATTATCTCTCGTTCATCTCCAGCGTCTTCGCTTATGCTTTACGAATGGGCGTGGTCAAAGAAAATCCTTGCCCGCGTGTCGTACTACCGGAGCGTCAAGAGCGGGAGAAAAACATCTTCACCATCGAGGAAACACAAGCATTCCTTGATGCACTTGACGGTGAACCGCTACGCTATGTGGTTTTCTTTGTGCTGGCCATCTTCGGCGGGTACCGCCGCGAAGAACTGCTCGGCTTCGAATTCCGAGATTTCAACTTCACCACCAACGTCGTCACAGTCGAGCGCGTCTCCCTCTATGATCCGGCACACGGGATATTCACAGGCCCGCCAAAGACAGCACGCTCTCATCGTTCCCTGAAGCTCCCCGCATGGATCTTCGACATGGTAAAGGCTCTACGTACAGAGCAGGCAATGAAACGGCTGGAGCTGGGCGATCAGTGGCATGAGAGCGGTCGGCTTTTTACCAAGCTCGACGGATCGCCGGCGCGTCCTGGGGATTTCTATGACTGGGGAAAAGAGCTTTGCGAACGTCACGGCCTGCCGTGGTACGGCATCCATCAGTTTCGGCATCTCAATGCCTCGCTGCTCATCGCCAATCACACCGACGTGCGCACTGTCTCTGCCGCACTTGGCCACTCTCAGACGTCGACCACATTGAACATCTACTCCCACGCCTTCGAGACTGCACAAGCGGAAGCAAGTGCCGGTCTCGCGGCATCGCTCCCGGTCAATTTTGGAAAGAAAAAGGCATAG